GCTTGGAGTCGGGCTTGGAGAAGGAGAAGGAGAAGGAGAAGGAGAAGGAGAAGGAGAAGGAGAAGGACTCGGACGAGGACAGGCTTCACTCGACTTGAAGGCATCCCTCACGACCTCGACACATTCACGCATCGAGCCAGGGCCCCAGCAGTCGTCAACCTGCAGCGAGCCACACCGAGGGATCGTGACCCAGTACGAGACGAGGGCCGTTTCTCCAGGACCAATTCGATTCGGCCCGGCCATCTGTGGATCGCCAGTGACCGTTTCCTGAGTAGCACAAGTGAGGTCGTCGTCCGTGTACGCTGCCAGCCGAGAGTAGATCTCCACCTTCCGGTTGTTGGTGATCCGGAATCTCCGCTGCCCACCCTGAAGGTGACACCCACCATCACCCCACTCGTCGAAGACGATCTCGACCAGAGCCCCGTTCGACTCCCAGTGCCTTCCCCTTGGTGTAGCAGGCTGGGCAGGAGTCGTGGTCACGGCCACTCCCTCGTCTCCCGCTTCCTCGAAGGAGAGTTGAGGGCTCGACGGAGTTTCGTTACAGCTCACTGTGCATAGCGCCAGTCCAGTAACGATCACCAGCGCGTAGAACAGCACTACGTCCTTCACCCTGTTCGACATCACACCCACCCTTGACTCATGTTGCTGAGCGCATCGTACTGCTCATCCACGCTCGGCCAACCACCAGCCGACACTGGAGAGAACCTGTCCTTGTAAGGATCGCGGGACCACCGCGAGTATTTGGCCAGCACTCGCCGAGGATCCTGCCCCTGCATCAGCCCCCGTAGCCTGCGATCGAGCGAATCATCACCACCGAACCGCTGCATGAGCACGTCGTTGAAGTAGTTCTGGAACTCGTTCGTCCTCGTCCCCTCGACCGGCCTACGCACACTGGACCGGGCACCGACGGCTCCCCCGGCAGCGTCCCGGAACCTGCCCCTCCTGCCTCCAGTCACGCCACCAGTCCGAACGGAATGCTGGTAAGCCCCCATCGTCGAGCGAGGATCCCTTGCCCCTCCCCACCTGGAGGCCCGAGCACCACCCTGTGCTACTTGATGAGAGATGCTGCTGGATCTTGGTTCCATCTCAGTACCCGAAACAGGCCATCCAGCGATTCCACTGCACGAGGATGGTCGTGATCCTCTTAGATCGACGGCTGCCCATGAGAGGCAGGATCGCCTTCATGATGGCAACCTCGGGTCACGCCACCGCTCCCGTAAGGCTTCCGATTGCGCTGAGTATCCCATACACTACTCCCCCTGCAATGCTAAGGAGGATGGTATAACCAAAACAGGCTTGGAAGTGCATTGGATCCTTCGTCCTGAAGTCCCCGCCCCACTTCCAGCCCTCGTCCTCGAACGGCTTGATGATCTCCAACGGCATGTCGCCATCGGTACCAAGCTGGTTCGTCGCGGCATTCAGGTCGATGGCGATCCCCCACGCATGGGTAGAGAGCTTGTGGCCTCGACGCTTTGCCCTCCAGTTGTACGTCCCGTCGAAGGTGGCGATCTTGTTCCAGTCACCGTTCCGGGAGATCGTGTCCAGGATCTTGCCCAGTGAGCTGAGCAGACGGTAGTGGATCCTGATCCTACGGACGGTAACAGAGTGGTCCCACCCGAGCGGCAACGGAGCCGGCAGCTCCAGGATGCCCTGGGTGTGGTGCTCCCAGTTGGGATGAACTGTCCCATCCTCGCGGATGTACGACTCCGGGTCGCCGAAGGTCTTTCGGATCTCGGCCAGTCCTGTAGGAACGATAATCACCTGCCGTTCCTCCGGAGCAGCATCTCGACCCCTGCCAGCCTCTCCCGGATGTCTTCCATTCGAGCATGCTGCTCGTCTTCCTTTTCGACATGCCCCTTGATCATGGTGAACATCAGCTCGAACCGCTCGCTAGACACTGCATACGCAATGTCGTTCTTGTTCAGCCGAGCCTCGATGTTGGCGATGCAACCGTCCTGTCTTTTCTCGTGAACCTCCATGGCCTTGAACTCCCGAACCACGAACCACTTCAAGGACGCCCACAGCCACGTCAACACCCCTTGGATGGTGAGAATCACCACGGCAGTCAAACCAGGGTGGTCAGAGATGAGGCTGTTGAGGTCGCTCACAGTCTAGTCCTGATCTGGTAGGCGTTCCACGTTGCGAACGCCGACCACAGCACGATACAGGTGATTGCGAAGATGCGGGCATGGGTCTTGTTCTTCGCTTTCATGTCCGCGTAGAGATAGATGAATGCAGCCGTCGAGACTGTCTTCAGCACCAGCCGAGCCACCTGATCCTGCATCAGCGGGTTCAGCTCTCGGGCCCCCAACGACAGTCCGTACTCGGTCGTGGCCAGGTCTGCTGCCCCAGCAGTCCCCATCCCAATGCCGAGCCAATCAGCCGGAGCAGCTGGCGTTGCTACCAGCAGGCTGAGCGTAATGGCAAACCCTTTCACTACGTTCAGTCTCCTACTACCGCCCAGTCAGTGTCGGGGGCTGGGCCAAACAGCCCCCTCGCCTTCTCGTAGATCACCCCGTCGTACTGGATCCGATAGGCGACCTGAACCCCCTCACCGTAGGCGTTCTTGAAGGTGTTGGTTCGTAGCTGCACCGGGCTCGTTCCAGGCACGTCCACCCCTGAGAGCACCCAGGTGTCTCGGGTGTCGTCGTAGCAGTTCCCGCAGACGCTCTGCACGAATGGGCCCGGATCGTCGTTGGTCACCGTCGCCAGCGCCGAGTCGCTCGGGTCCGTGTTCGGCAGCGTCGTGCTGCTCCACGTCGGGTGACACAGTCTCAGCGGATTGCCCGCTACACATGCCTCGAAGTCGGAGGTCAGGCTGGCCTCCATCGTGTCCATCCAGGCATCGGCTTCGGCCTGCGCCTCGGTCAAGGTGATCTGTGCGCTGGCCACCCCACCATGGAAGAGCAGCATGGTCAGGATCATCAGCAGCTTCTTCATCGGCTCACCTCTCGTCACTGAAAGAACCCAACGCCCAGATTCCAGAGGGCGTCGATCTCGCCTGGAACCGGTGGGCGGTTCCACTGAGTGAAGTGATCGAGAACCCCACGGAACGTAGACGTACTGGTGTGACTGATGTTGAGATTGTGCCCGGCCGTCTGAGGCACGTAGACAAATGAGCTGGCAGTCTGGGCCGACAGCTGCTCGTCTGCATCGTAGTAGGCGATGTACCCGTAGCCCGTAGCCGGATCCCAATAGCAGTTCATGAAGACCCACTCGTCCTGAGGGAAGGTGCTGAAGGCAACCGTTGCCAAGATGGAGACAGCACCGTCGTAGAAGGTACAGGATGCAGTAGTAGTAGTCAGGCGGCCTGCATCTCCCGTGTTCCCCCACAGCTGACTCCAGAAATAGTCGGTGCTGCTGGCAGTGTCCTGAATCCCCCACACAGATCGCCAGAACCCCGACGTCGCACTCCCGCGAACGCCGTCTGCAGCAACGGTCAAGTAGGAGCCATCAGCAGAAAAGTAGACCCCCATCCCACTATCCGGCAGCTCCACCAGCCCTGCGGCCTGGGTGGGGGTGCTGACTCCGGTCAGGTCGTTGGAGCCCCAAGAGTCTACGTAGGGGCCACCGTTCTCGGTCATGTTCCAGCAAGAGACGCCATTGGAGCCACGAAGGCCAGCAGCTTCGGCCTGCTCACACGTCATGCCCTTGCCGGAGTTGGAGAGGGCGGCAACAAGAGTATCGAACGGAAGATCAGTTCCCCGAATCAACAGAGACGGACCCAGGTCTCCAGTGAACCCACTAGATCCATCTGGTGCAGCTGCTACGCCAAAGCTCTCCGAAGTGTCACGCACAGACATCGACCCAAGAGGAGACAGGTCCCACGAGAAAGAAGCTCCATCTACTGACACTCCAGCTGCACCAGCCGACGTGTCTACCGCACCACACGCAAATATCCGCGTGGTGCTGTCAGTGAACAACGGAGCAGAAAGGATGTGTGTGGAGCTGCCGACGGTGTCGTATGCGTACACAGCCAGTCTCTCAGAGCTGTCGAAGTACATTCTCCACTCAGGAGCAACGTCAGCCTTGGCCATCATGTACATCGAGGCGTTCAGCAGGGTTGGTACACTCCAAGAGCAGAACAACATGTCGTCGGAGGACCCGCTGAGTGAAGCAGTGTCCGAAGCAGTAGCATACGAACTACCTCTGATGAAGTGCGCTGCATACCCCCGCGCCCCACCTTTCGCAGTGGGCGTGTTCACGGGGGTGAGGTCGAAGGCATCTCCATAGGAGACAAGGGGGGCTGTCGCCTCCAGCTCTCCTGTGATCGTCCCAGCCGCCCCTGAGATCGAGTCCCTGATCCCCCAGGACGAGAGGTCCATCGACCAGCAGGCAGTGGCAGTCGTGTTCTCCTCGACCCACTGACAGTCACGCCCAGCTCCCGAGTTGTACAGGTCAGATGCCGGCGGCTCGCCGTCGATGAAGAAGATGAGCTGGTCTATGATTCCAGCAAGGTCTGGACCGACGAGGTTGGACCCGATGAGGAGCGGCTCAGAGGTGTTCGACACGTCGTAGTCCATGTCGTCGGCATCCGAGGTGTAGGCAGCCCCATTGATGGAGATTCGCGCCTTCTTGAGAGGGTCGTAGAAGTAGCCACAGACAAAGGTCTTGGCATCCGGTGTGAAAGCAGCACTCACCGAGGTCGAGGTATCCCCAACCAATCCCTCGGAGAAGTAGACAGTGACTACATTCGTCTCCGTGTGAATGTACAGCTCGCTATTGGTAAAGCCACCCTTGTAGAGGAGGACTTCGTCGTTCCCTACATCATCCATCCACAGGCAGGCTGCCAGCCCCTTGCCATTGGAGTGATCGAAGGCTGCCTGATCCGGCACGGAGACGAAGTCGCCCGAAGAGAACGTCGCCGACTCTGCCCGGTTGGTGTACGCCGAATCCCACCCCAAGTTGTCAGGGTCGTCGAACCTGTATTGGGCAACCATCCCCGTGAAGTAACCCGGCAGGAGAGCCGTGGCCATGTCCACTGATGCTTCGTCGTCTGGAGCCTCATAGACAGGGCTCTGAGCCCACGCCGGGAGCCCGAAGAGCACGAGAGCAGCCAGCAGCCTCTTCATCTTCTACTCCACGTACACAGTGCGCTGAGCAGTCGGTGCCTGCTCCAACTTCCAGTGCCAGTTCAGGACCGTAGGCGAGCTGAGGGAACAAGGGACGTTGGCCTCGAAGGTCACCTCATTGGTTCCGGTCGTGAAGTTGACGTCACCCGACTCGTAGTACCCGGCACTTCCCTGATCGGAGTAGTCGCTCCCACTGTCCACGTAGCACCCAAGAGATCCGGAGTCGTTGTAGCAGGAGATGTAGTAGTCAGTCGTGAGGATGCGGAGGTCGGTGGCGTTGACACACTCGGTCGTGGTGAACAGTCTCCCCCCGAGGAAGCTCCCAGACGGAATCTCCACCCGCATGAACGCCGTGTCGACCGACTCCGTCACCGCCTTGACGCCGGAAGCGATGGCCGCTGCTCCTGGGCCTGAAGGCGGCGGGAACGTCTGAGCCAGGGTCAGAGCGACCCAGACCACACTGAATGCCGTCAGCCCGACGAGTAGGTTCTTCATGGGATCGTTGCCAGCGCGTACCAGGCATAGGTGTCCGAGGAGTTCTTCGCACACACCTCGAAGGTGTCCGCCACCCCCGCCCCACCCTCGTCTCGCCACAGCACGCCGCGAGTAGTGGCGTCACAAGTCGGCTTCGTACCAGAGTCGGCCACCACCGGCCCCTGTGGCTTGATGATGAGCCGGTTTGCTCCCGTCTGCTGTGTCGTGCCAGATCCCAGCACTGTTCCAGTGCGGAGATAGATCCAGCCCGGAGCGCCAGCGCCTGTCCCGCGACCACCTTGGATGACGACTGCTCCTCCGTCGTAGTCGGTATTCCCTTCCGCAGAATCGACGCCCATCCAGAGTGATTGTGCTGGCGTCGAGTAACCGTTGACGTCGACCCCACCAAGCTGGGTGTAGCCTTGGGCCCCGTGAGCAAAGAAGGCGTTCTGTAGGGTGTTGAGACTGGAACCCGAAGCTGCTCCCCCAGGGGCGATGTCAATAGAAACACTCCCTCCTGCTGCCGTACCAGTCCCTATCCCAGAGCGAATGTAGGTTCCCGTCGAGGACGTGTCGGTTCCAGTGGCCCGCTTCCCCTGAAGGACGATGTGGTCCGACGAATCCCAGAGTCCAGCCGTAGTGTTGTCCGCGAACGAGTAGGCCGGGAGCGTCGCGCTGCCGTCCAGGGCCAGAAGGGGAACGGTCGTGGTGACGTCAGTCTCGGTGATGGTCATTCGGGTGGTCTCCGACTGGGCGGTGCCCCCAGAACCAAGCGTGCTGCCAGTACGAAACCGAATCACCCCAGGAGCGCCCGCACCCGTTCCGAGGCCCCCTCTCATTTCCAGGGTCCCACCATCGCCGTCGGTGACTCCGCTGTAGATGTCCGTTCCCCGAATGTGGACAGCCCCAGCCGAACCTCCGACATTCAGTCCACCCACGATGATCTGCCCAGAAGATCCGTAAGCCCAGAAGGCAGCCTGAGAAGTGTTCACCGTGCTCCCACTCGTCGTCGACGCGGGATAGACGTAGAGCCTGACGTCTCCACCGCCGCCGGTCCCGGTCCCAGCTCCACCATGGATCACTGCCGCAGCAGTCGAGGACTGATCCGTCCCGCTCTCGGTCCTTGCCGTCATACCCGCTGCGCCATTCGCCCCAGCGTAGGTCCCAACAGTAGGATTCGCCGAGAAGGAGTACGACGGAGCAGTCCTAACCCCATCTGGAGCAAGCAGGGGAATCGTATTGGTGATTGCTGCTTCTCCAACTGTCATTCTGGTAGTAGCAGTCTGCTGAGTAGAACCGCTCCCAAGAGTTGTTCCAGTCTGAAATTGGATCGTTCCGGGCGTCCCAGCACCTGTTCCAAAACCGCCCTGAAGGTTCAGATTCCCACCATCGCCGTCGGTGACTCCGGCTGGGGTCGCATTGCCGATGATCTCAACATCGGCTGGAGCACCAGAGCCGATCTCAAGCCCACCCAGTCGGATGTTCCCGGGTCCACCGTCGGCATAAAGCACGTTCTGGGCGCTGTTCTGTGAGGAGCCTGAGACAGTCCCAGCTGGCGCTACTTGGAGCCGCAGCGTGCCACCAGCTCCAGTGCCTGTCCCCACGCCTGGACGGATGTACAGAAGCCCCCCGCCCTCATCGGTCGTTGCCGTAGAAGCATCGACGCCCGCAAAGGTAGTCGTCCCAATGTTGGAGTTGGAATCAAGTCCCCCCAGAGTCAGCGCCCCACTCAGGCCGTTCACACTCAACACTGTCTGGAGAGTGTTCGACGTGCTGCCAGAGCTGGCAGCTGGCAGGGCGACCTCCATCGACAGAAACCCCCCGCCCCCAGTGCCGGTCCCAACCCCACCCTTGATGTAGGTTCCCGTTGCCGCCTGATCAGTCCCGGTCATCCTCTGACCCTGGAGGACGATATGCCCTGAGTTGTTGCGAATGCCTGTAGTTGGATACCCAGCAAAACTGTATGAGGGCGCGTCTACGCTCCCACCTGGAGCAAGCAGCGGCCAGAACACGCCCGAGCCTGGGAAGTAGTCGTTCGCCGAGATGAGCGCCACCCGGTAGGACTGAAGAGTCACATCACCAAGCGCGGTGGCCGTGGTGCCAAAGAACTCGACGTCGATGCCAGAACTGAACGTGAAGGTGTCCGAGGGGGTCGGGGTTGGAAACAGCTCGCCCGTCGACTCGTAGGTCTGGGCCGCGCCACACGCGAGCCCGTCCGATGCCGACACGTAGCAGTAGCCGTGGAGAGTCACCAAGGCTGCGTTGCCCGTGGTCGCCCGAGAGAGGAACCCAACAGAGCCAACATCTACTCCGACCGTCTTCGAGTTGGCGTTTGCTGCCGTCTCGTAGGTTGCGTGGATCTCGAAGCCAGCAAAGTCGTTGGACCCCCCAAGGGAGTCCGCAGGGATCGTACAGGTTGCCAGGACTTCCTTGATCGTACCAGTCGTCGGGGCGTTGACTGCCGTTTCGGAGCAGAGGTTGTAGACCCCGCTCGCGTAGGTATCGAGGCCGGTGGTGGTGCCCTCAGGCGGGTAGACGACCTGACTGAACGCCAGAGCCGGGAGGATGAGCAGAGCGAGCAACAGTCGCTTCATGGGTTACCTCCCGAGTGAAATCGTCGTGGTGATGTTCTCCCGGGTTCCGCCATCGCTCGTCCCGTAGGCAAGCGAGACCCGGCAAGCACCGAAGACACTGTTGGGGATCTTGTAGGAGATCCCTTGGCCTGGAGTTGAGAACTGACAGACCGTCCCGCTCAGGACTCCATCACCGCAGTCGGAGCTTGGGCCTGGGTAGACCCTAACAGCACCTGACCCAATGGCGTTCTCCTTGCAGAACATCGCAATGTCGAGCGTTCCCAGGTCCCCGGCTACGTACAGTACAGTGAGCTGAACAGTGTCCCAGCCGCTGGTGTTGATCCAGCCGTCGTCGACTCCAGTCCCACACCGGAGTTTCTTGTACCTCCAAGGATGCCCGTCGGAGAGATCGATGGCTGACTCCACCGTGACCTGATCTGCGCTCGCCTTCGCTGTGACGACCCTCAGATGGTTCACTCCGGAACTCAGCTGAACCAGGAGCACGTCTCCCACCCCGATGTCGGTGAACACGTCGTCGGCAGCATTCACCCCCGTAACGGTAACGGAGGATCCCGAGGTCTCGATCTGACCACGTCCCTCGATGAACCCACCGAATGGATCTCCACCCTGACCGTCGAGCACACAGAAGGTAGCAGTGGTCGACGCAACGTCATACGAGTAGGTGAAGTTCCCCGATCTCTGATCCTGTCCGAAGACAGGCAGAGCCAGCAGTACGAGTCCGACCAAGAACTTCTTCATCTCCCTCTCCCTACCACATGCCCCCGACAGCCTGAGGCATCTGGAGCACCTTCGATGCGTTGACGTAGTACTCCTGCTCCAACTTCGACAGCAGCAGTTGATACTCCACGTCCCAGTGTGGGACGGGGTCACCCTTGGCGTGCTGCATCTTCGCAGCTGCTCCAAGGTAGAGCACAGCGTGGAACGCCAGTGGGAAGCGTATGTCCTGAGCAGACCCGAGGGTGATCTTCGGTGCCGACTTCTCGTAGAGCAGCTTGAATGCCCCATAGCCAGCCGAGTCGTTGGGAATCCACAGCAGCCGATCATTCTCGGCGTAGGACGTGCTCAGCAAGCCAACAGCAAACATCTGCTCGTTCTGGTAGCGCCCTGTCGCCCGCATGACTGCCATGGACTGGATGTCGACTTCCTCCCAGGGTCCATAGCTGTCCTGGGTGTTCCATAGCAGTCCGTTCGGCCCGATGTTCGCCAAGTCGTCAGGCACCGAAGCGAACCCACTAGTGAAGGAGAAGGTGTTAGTCCCCGTGGGATGGAGCTGGAACTTGAAGTTCCAGGGCCGGTGAGACCACAGCAGGTCACTGGCCCTCTGGATGAAGTTCTGGACGCGAGTTACACGAGCTGCCGGGATCGAGAAGAGATCCGTGTCCGTCTCATCGAAGTTGGTCAGTAGGGTGTTGGCCAGATCGTCGACAGACGTGAACTGCATCGGAGTTACTCCTTGTCAGGCAGGTGCCCGACCTTGCGGATCCTCCACTTGGCCTGCTTCGTCAGGTGCTTCCGGATGGCTGGGTCGTCGAGAAGCTGCTCGGCCAGCTCCTTCTTGTCGATCTCCTTGCCCTTGGCAGCCTTCTCGGCCATCTCCATGGCTACCGCCTTCACCTCGGCGAAGAGGTCAGCCTCGGACTCCTCGATGATCTCCTCGTCGTGCTGCACAGCCCCACCGAGCCGCTCGTTCCTCTTCTGGAGGATGATGAGGGCTCGCTGGTACGACACCCCCGGCGGTGCTGGGGTGATCCCGGCCTTCTTCGACACCTCGATCTTGGTCTGCTCGGCCGCGATCTCGGCTTCGGCCCACGCCACGACATGATCCGCGAACCTGCGCTCGGCATCCTGCTTTACCGCCTCGAAGGTGTCCCGGTCGACGACCGGAGGGAGGAAGGTGATCCCTCGACTCGTCCAAGCCGAGTTCGCCTTCCCGCTGGTCACGTCAATGCCCAGCATGTTGCGGATTGCGTCTGCCGCCTTCCAGTTGTAGGACGACCCCGGCCCGGGAATCCCGTACTCGGAGGTGGTGTACTGGTCCTGCATCACGTAGGTTCCAGGAACGGGCTCACCAGTGTCGAACAGACACGGACGCTGAGACAGATCCTTGCAGCCCGGAAGTCGCATGGACTTGCCGCCCCACTCCAGATCGACCCACTCCTCGGACGGGTTGTACAAGCCGTACTTCTCCGGTTCGGGGAAGAAGTTCGGCAGCTTTGCTGCATTCGTCGCCATCGTCTCTCCTCTAGGGGGTAGTCCCCTATCGTCGATCTCCGACACTCCGCATGTACTCGCCGATCTCGACATCCGAGATGGACTCGATCACCTTGTCCGCGTACCGGTGGAACTCACGGCTCCGGTAGTCCATCTCGTCGGCGTTGTCACGCTTCCTCTTCTCATGCGCCTCTCGGGGGCGCGTGATGAGCACGTCTCTCAGATGATCTGCGTACTCCTTGTCCGTCATCCGGAACCCACGAGCAGCGTCCTCGGCCTTCAGAAGGAGGCTGTGATCGAATGGGAGGTACTTTCCCGGCAGATCGACATACCAGCCTTCTTCGTCCCTTGGACCCTCGTGGATGAACCAGATTCGGTTCGGCTTCTTGAACGTCAATCCCTGACACGGCATGTCCGGCATCGTCACCCGAAGGGGTTCGATGTCCGATTCCATCCGGTCGACGACCCTACCCAGAGCATGCCGTCCGTAGACGACATCGTGTGGGTTCTCGTGGTCCTGCGGAGTCCGGAACACCCACCGCACCCACAGAGGCACGGCATCCGGAGCGAAGACCTGGATGGCCTTCATGATGTTGGAGTCCCACGGGTACATCGAGTCAGGGATGCAGGTGTACTCGACCGCAACTTCCCGGTAGCCGGGAGCGGTGTGGAACGAGTCGGACGGTGTGATGGGAAGCGCAGGACCCGTGTCCTGCACGACAGGCTTCACCGAATCAGGGATGAGCCCCGCGCTCCACTCAGCAAGTTCCACGGAACCTCCTAGAAGAGGTACTGGTCGTCGAAGTCCCGCAGGAACCCGGCCTCGATCTCTGATGCGAACAGCCGGCAGGCATCCCCTCCCTGGAGGAAGTGGATGAATCCGGTGAGCACCTCCGCACTGTCGAACACGAAGGTGTCGGGACCGACTCGGACGCCATCGACGTAGAAGCGGACCTTGCCCGCATTCGACACGCCGGGGTACCCGATTCCCACGACGACCTTCAGCTCCTTCTCCTCACCATCGCCCCACGTCAGGCCGGTGTCGACCGTGTCGGTGGTCCCGTTGTTCAGGATGGTCTCGACGTTGATGGTGCCTGCCTGCACGTTGAGACAGGCCAACTCGTCGTAGTCGTCGATGGCGGCCTGGAAGGCTTCCACCTTGCGAACTCCGAGGGCACACTCGGCCGCACCCGACACGTCCTCGATGGTGAGCTTCGCCCTCACCATGAATGGAGCCGAGGTGCCGACGACGTGGTTGAGCCGCGCTCCCGCCGCGAGGAAGGAGTTGATCACGTACTCCACGCCCTCGGCGTTCGCTTCGTCCAGCCCGATGTCCAGCTTGGCCTCGGCGGAGTCCATCACCGGACCGAGCAGGGTCTGCGACCCGGCCATCCGATAGAGGACGTCACCGTAGGGAGTGCAGAGCCGACCGTTGTTCCCGTCGCCTGCCGTTGGGAAGGCGTAGGGTGCCGGACCCAGCACCGGGTAGTTGACGTTGCACGGGTGGTAGAAGTACCCGCAGTCCTTCAGGGACGACGCCAGCTTGTTTGGGGAGATCTGTCCGTCTGCGATCTGCCGCCGATGAATCCCGACTTCGCCTGCCATCTCGTCTCTCCTTCATCCCCGTTAGGGGAGGGTGCCGAGGGGAGTCTCCTCCCCCCGGCTGGCCATGAGTTACACGTCGCCGAGAGCGGGATCCTTGAGGTCACGGATGACCGCATTCGCGCAGGGCATCACGTTCCCGATGTTCTCCATCGAGGCCATGAAGGCGTCCCAGCGGAACCGGTACGAGCTGTTGTTCGCGCCGATGGCGAGGTGGAGCATGGACCCTTCGTCGATCCACGCCATCTCCTGCGACACCCACCGGAAGAAGGTGTCCCACGAGAGCAGGAACAGCTCACGCGGGATGATGTCGAAGGACATGTTGATGCGCAGCGCCACGCCGGGAGCGTAGTGAACCAGCTCGCCCTCCGACTTGTAGCCGGTGGACTTGTCGTAGCTCCCGCCCTCGACGGCCCGCCGACGCTCGGGGGCCACGAACTGGATGTACTTCTCGATCTGGCCCGGACCGGTCCAGATGTCGCTGACGCGCTTCCCGCAGCCCTCCCGAACGGTGTGGCAGGTACGGATGAGCAGCTGCTCGGTCAGGTCACGGAGGGAGCCCCCGTTGGAGTCCACGACCGACTTCAGCTTCTCGTTGCCCACCGCCGTCCGGTCGAGACCGTGGATGGTGGTCTTGTGGGTGCCGTCGTCGATGAGCCCTCGCAGGCACTCGGCGAAGACGTCGGTGAGCGCGTAGTTCGCGGCCAGCCCGACGACCACGTAGATGAGGTCGTCCGCCACCGCGTTGGTGTAGGTCGGGGTGCCGGTCACCGTGAAGGTGCGGGTCTGGGGGTTGACCGACGCCACGCGAACTGCGTCCAGCGTGCTGCGGGCAGAGGTCGGAGTGCCGCTGTCACGGACGGAGATCTTCATCCCCTGCCGGACGAGCTTCATCCCGATGGGCTCCTTGATGACGATACCGCCCGCACCGGACGACTCGACGTAGCCCCGGATCCCGTCGACCGTCGAGACGAGAGTGGACTCGATGTACTTCCCGAGGTTGGAGACGGTCTCCTCGGTGCGCCGACGCACCTCGCCGCCGTTCCAGGCCGACTTGTTGGTGTTGGCCGCCTTGCGGGTCAGCCCACCGATGTTCATCGTCCCGGTGAAGATGGAGGGCTTCAGGGTGAACTGCACCTCGGACCGCTCCGCAGCGTCCTGCAGGTCGCCACCGTCGACGATCTGCCCGACGTTCTGGGGCAGCGCGAGCACGCCGTTGTACTTCACGTCGCCTTCGGAGACGCGAGAACCGGCAGGGATTGCCGTCTTGACCTTGGCACGGAACGGAGCCTCCTCGTTGAGCATGGGCTCCAGCGCCTTGGTCGGGTACAGCACCTTGAGGGCGTACCCGAGATTGGGGAACTCACCAGCCATTTTCGGATCCTCTTTCGAGGGCTACGGCATCAGCTCCTCAGCTCGCTTGCGAGCGTAGTCAGCTGACCACGCACCCTCCTTGCCCTTCACCTCCGGAGCACTGAGGCTGGTACCACGACTTCGAGTCTTCCCTCCTGCTGCGTCGTTGCGTGCCTTGCCAGTTTTCTGGAACCTCGACTTCAGCTCCATCGCCTCCGCGTACTCCTCCATCAGCTCAGCAACCGCCTCGTCGATGGGGATGCCTGGCGCACCCTTTGGAAGGGAGCGCAAGAACCCCTGGATGCGGTCCTTGATGCTCTGATGGAGCGTGCGGAAGAGAAGTCCATCTGTCGGGATCCCGTACTTCTTGGCTTCGGCTTCGACGGAGTCGGTGAACTCCTGCTTCGTGGCCTCAGCCCTCTCCGAACGGCTCTTGGCGTCTTGTCTCTCCTGTTGCAGCCGCTCCTTGGCATTGTCCTCGGACGACCTGAAGTTCTTCGCTGCCTGTCGCAGCTCTCGTTCCAGCCTCACCTTCTCTGGCTTCGAGAGGTTCCAGTTGCGAAGCACCTCCTTGAGGTCGGACTGAGCTTCCCGGAGGTCGTCCTTGATGTCGTCTCTGTCCTCAGGAGGAGCTGACTCCAGCTTGCCCCTGAGGAACTCAACCTGCTTCTGCAGCTTGCCGTGCTCGGCAATGATCTGCATCTGCTCCTGTTGGATTTCCTTGTATGCCTTGTCGGCTGCCTGAAGTTCGTCTGCCGCTTCCTTGACCTCAGCATCCTCTGCGATGACCTCGTTGAGGTCCGGGTCGGGAACGGTAGTCAGCTTCTCAAGCATCCCCTCCATCGACTGGAGACGCTTGTGCATGTCCGAAAGCGACTTGGACTGCTGCCAGACACCCTCCGCGAGGGCTTCCTCGTCGCCGTCGTACTTCGCCAGAAGCTTGGCGTAGGCACCCTTCTTCCCTTGAGTGGCACCTTCGCCTTCATCCCCTTCCCCACTGTCGTCCGTCTTCTCGCCGTCGCCTTCCGGGGAAGCGTCCTTCGTTGACTGGGAACCTTCTTCCCCACCGTCGTCAACATCCGGTGGGGCACCTCCGTCTTCGCCTTCTCCCTCTCCAGTAAGGAGGGACTCGTCCGGCTCGGGAGGATCCGTGTTCGTCTGGGTCTCCAACGTCATCTTGCTACCTCACTTCAGGGGTAGGCCCTGTGAGTTCTGGCATCAATCTACAGCAGGTTGCAACGAAGGCGCAAGCCGGGATACCTGCTCGTCCGTCATCTCGGGGAGACCGTTGAAACGGACTGGGTCCAGCTTGATCGCGTTCGTGCAACGATGGCACTTGAGAATCACGGGGAACGCGCCCCCGGAGTTGAACCGGCTCATGACCACTGCCCTTCCCCGAGGAGCATCATCCGACACCGGACCGATCCGGTCAGCCCCACAATGAGAGCAGGTGATCAACTTCATTCGATAGCTCCTGCCTGCTCGGCAGCCGTGGGCCGGGAAGCCATGATCAGCTTGGCAGCTTCCTCCTCCGTCTTGGCCTGCCCCGTCCGCACGAGTTCGGCAGCCTTCGCCCGCTCGCCGAGACTCAGCCCGCCAAGGGGACCTTCAGCTGCTGCCCGTTCCCGAGCTGCCTGCATCTGGACGGCCTTCTCGGCCTCGGCACGCTTCTGCTCTGCCTTCAGCCGCTGACCATAACCAGCACCAGTACGCACCGGGCCGACCTGGGTCCGAGACGCTTCCTGAGCCGTGACAGGAGCCGCAGGAGCCGCAGTCTCGATAGCTCCTGCCTGCTCGGCAGCAGGCATCGGCGTTGGAGCGAGGTACGGTGCAGCCTGCTCTGGCGTGAGCTGGAAGAAGCCCTCACGGGTGACCCTGATCACAGAACCGTCCGGGCGCTTCCAGATGACTCCTCCCTCGGCTGCGTTGACCATCCCAGTGGGAGGCTGATTCAAGTCCTCCCAGATCTCCACGTCAGCCATTGGTCTTCCTCCTCCTTGGGAGTCTCTTGAACCGGAGCCCACACTTCTTGCAGACTCCGACGTACTCCTCGGCTTCGACCTCCTCGATCTCTGCGTGTGGGCAGATGATCGGCCGCTTGTTCTCGTCGAGAGCCATTACGCCTTGTCGAGGGCCTTGGCCTGCTCGTGCGCCTTCATGGTGCCGTAGACGTAGGCCCCGTAACGCTTCGAGCCGGGCTTGAGCCCCTTCTTCTTGGCCATCTTCTTGAGCGCCTCGTGCATCTTCTTGGGCATCGAGATCTCCTAGACCGGAACAGGTGGAGTCGGCGGCGGCTCGGGCGGAAGGGGCTCGGAGCCTACAGGAGGACCACCACTCTGACCACCAGGCTGTCCAGCAGGCTGCGGTCCTGCAGCAGGCGAAACCCCACCAGGAGCAGGAGCCCCAGGACCAGCCATCAACTTGTAACCCTCGACCACGGCACGGAAGCGCAAGAACCGCTCGACGGTCTTCTGGGCAGTGGCGACATCGTTGAGGTGCTTCGCAGCGAGCTGTCCGAAGAATTGCTCCATCTCGATCTTCGCACTGAGCATCTGGCTCCAGACCAGATAGATCCGTTCCTCTATCTGGCGGGGGAGGAAGACCGGAGGAGGAGGAGGCTCGGGAGGAGGGCTCTGCATCGCGGACAGTTGGGCCTGCGTACCAAGTGCGCCGGAAACTGCCTGATCGTACTTCTCCTTCGCGTCCGTGTAGTCAACCTTCATCTGGGCGAACATCATCTGGGCCTGCTCGGGAGGAGGCTCGCCACCGTACTTCTCCCGGGTCTTCTGGTCCTGCATGGAGACGCGCTGGAACTCGTCCTGCCACCCAGCCAGGAGCGGAGCGAGCACCTTCCACCCAGCACGCTCCTGAAGAAGCTGACCTTCGTGCTGTTTCAGGTAGGTGCCGAGAACCTGGGAGATGAGGAACGGATCATCGAGGGTGCCGTCGATGATGGGGAGCTTGCCGTTGTCCACGAATTCGACCCACACGCGCTTGGCGTGGTCGATCTGGACATTGGAGCGCTCGTTGAGGTCGTTGGGCAACCCCATCAGCTCGACGGCCTTCTTGCGAACGAGGGGATCGTTGAGGTCGACCAGCCCATCGGTGATGGCCTGACGAGTGGACTCCCTGATGATGATGGAGCGGTCGATGTAGGCTTGGCGCTCCACGTCGACCCGGGTGTGCCCGGCGATGGCGTCCCGCTTGAACTGGTGGGTCTCCCAGACTCCGTCGGGGGACTCGGCCTCGTACTCGTCGGGGTCCTCGCGCAGGACCCAGAGCATCTGGAGCTGGTGCTCCCACACCTTCTTGAAGGCGGTGGTGATGCCACGCTCCCGGGTGCCACGACGACGCTCTGCCTGCTCGCCGAGGATCTGGAGCCCGGAGGTCGTCGTGACGTTGCGCGGAGCCTCGCCGATCTCGATGTCGGCTGGCCCGATGATCTTGGTGATGTCCTGCATCATCTGGTCGCGCTCGGTGTTCACGCCCTGCGGCATGGTAATCGCGCCGAAGACCTCTGGCTTGGCGTTGGGGTTCAACGCGCCGACACGGTATCTGAAGAGCTTCGCACCTCCGTATCCGGCACGGAACTCGGGGCCTTGCAGATCGGCGTCCTCGGGGATGAGCAGGTTCGGCGAGCCCATCCGCTCGCGGGCGTCGATGGTCTGCGAGTCGATCCCGTTGATCCGGTTCTGCGGAGAGACGATGTCGTCGGGAAGGCCCTTCCCCCAGAACTCCTGCTCCCTCACCTTCCAGCGTGCTGAGGCGTACATGACGAGCGGAGTGTGCGCGATCTTCTTTCCCGACTCGTCGGTGAGGTCGATGACCAGATCACGGTCGTCGACGACAAGAGCCTGCTGTTCACCGATGATCCTGACGAGACGACCCTTCGGGAATCGGTAGGTAGGCTCGACTGTCATCTCGTAGACCCGGACGTGGTTGTCGAAGATGCCGGCGTCGAGCGCAGTGTCGAACCTGCCTACGATGTCCCACTCACCGAGAAGGGGATGCTCCCGAAGGAGGTCGACAGGGTCTTCCGGCTGGACCTTCGCGGCAAGATCAGGCCAGTGCTCATCGATGTAGTCGAGGGAGCGCACCTTGCACGAGCCGTGCATCCGAGCAGTGAGCGGAGTGACGAAGACGCCCGCGTTCTGCGGGTAGTACTCCATGGGGATGATGATTTCCAGCCCCGTGTTCCCCTTGGGGACCTCACCGCCGAGAGGACGGCCAAACACGTCCGCGCCCCTGGAAGTCTGCTCGTCGAGGTTGGTGGGCTGGAGATTGCCCTGACGGCACTCAGGACAGACCTCCATGGTGGTGATGTCGTCCTGATCCTTCAGGTCCATCTCCGAGTAGGCCGAGAACGTAGCCTGCGGGTTGTTGGAGCGGAGGGCCAGGAAGCCGGTTGGGGCCTCGACTTCAGAGTAGTAGGCAGAGCACGCTGTGCATTGCATCGGCTCCGAGACCGGGCTCCACACGAGGTCGTAGTGGGAGGAGTCCCAGAAGGAGCGGAAGGTCGCCGTACCCATGGTCACGCAGTTGCGGATGAAGGTGTCTCGGAGTTCGTCCCAGTCCAGTTTGTTGAGCCGGTCGGTCAGGATGTCGTGGGCGACCTTGGCGGAAGCCTCGATGCGAGGGTTGCGCGAGTAGGTCGGAACCTTTGGAACCCACTGACGCTTGGCCAGTGTGGCGAACTCCACGTCGATAGAGGGAGCGACGATGTTGGTGACCGGTCGCGGGATCTGGGAGTTGAGGGAGCCCCGCATCTCTCGGAACACGTAGCCGCGTGCGCCCTGGATGAGGGCGTCGGTGTGAAGCTCGATCCACTGCCGACCGATGTCGTAGTAGATGTTGCGCACGACCCGCTGCATGTGGCGGTCGCGGTACGTGTTGTACTGAGTGAAGTGGCGGTTGCGGAAGTCGACCAGCTCGGCAGGGTCACCGCCCTGCTTAGGGAAGCGGTGATACGACTGGTCCTGCACGTCTACATCGATCTGGATAGACTCTCCCGTTTCCATCAGCCTGCCTTCTCATCATCAGATGGGGCGAACCGAGGAACGGGAGGCGTTGCAGGGCGGGACGGCTCGACGAGCAAGTCGCTACCGGGGAAGCGATAGACGCGCTCCTCGTCTGGGTCTGGATCTGCGGGTGTGGCCTCATCCCTCGGTTGAGGTGGCCGTCGCACCTCCCGGAGCGCCCCCGGGTAGGTGAGTGACATGATCCGGTCAAGCAGCTCACGCTTCTCCAGTTCGAGATCGCGTATCTGCTGCTTGAGATCAGCGTTCTGTGCTGAGACTACGTCGAGAGCCTTCTCAAGGGCTCGTCTTGCTCCGAACACAATGCACAGCTCCCTGTGCGTAAGTGTCCACGAAGAAGGCGGCCTACGTCAACAGGCCCCGATCAGCTTCTTGAGGAGGGCCTCGGTCAGCTTCGGGGCCGGGGTCTTGGGCTTCTCGCTGGGCTTCGACTCGGTTTTCTTGGAGGTCGTCTTCTTCTCGGGCATCTCGTCTCCCTACCACATTTGCGGCCGGTGGTACTGCTCGCCGAACTGCTCCTTCATCTTCTCCTGCGCAGGCTTGACGAACTTCTCGCTGAACCACTTCCTCCGCTGTTCGAGTGGAGAGGAGGGCTCGTCGTCTTCCCTGGCTGCTCGCTCTGCATCCGCTACATGTCGCCACCCCCCCGGCATCGTGAAGAATGTTGCCTGTGTGAAGGCGTCTACCTGGTCATCATACCTGCCCTTGTCAAACGCTGCACACTCCTCGATGAACTCCCAGACCCAGCGTTCCTTCGAGCCGTCCTTCTTCTCGGGGAGGTAGACGTTGCCCCCCATGAGGAAGGGAATGGCAGCCTCGACGCGGGACATCTTTGAGCCTTGAGGCTTGAAGGGGACGATGCCGGGCATCTCGTGTTGAAGGGTCTGCTTGATGGCCGGGCCCATTGCCGTGTCTTCCACGACCTTGGCTCGGGCCTGGGGGTAGAGGGAGGCGAAGCGGCGCATGTGGTTGGCCACCTCGTTCAGGTTGAAGTGCCCCCGGATCTGGTCGACGAGGTAGAGGGAAGCACCCTTGCGAGCCCAGACCTGCCCGACCGTGTAGTCGGATGTCGCGGTGTCCTTGAGGGCCATGTCCCACGACTGGATCCACTGGGAGCAGTCGTCGGGAAGGGTGGTATAGAAGTTCCACCAGTCACGAAGGAGCTTGCCACCGCCCTCGGGAGTGGGGCGCTGCTGGTAGAGGGCCGACCACCAGTACGGAGAGAGGCCGCGCTGCTTCTGCTCGTAGAGAGGGTCGTCGAAGAAGCGATCCGGCCAGAGGGGCTCGCCGGGCTCTCGGCCCAGCACGTCGTTCTCTTCGGCGAGCGCCGGGATCTTGATGATCGTCCAGTCCCCGATCCCCTCGTCGTCCTTCTCGATCCGTCCGAGGAGGTCGTCTTCGTGCCAGCGCGTTGCAATGAGGATGACGACCGCGTTCGGTTCGAGTCGGGTCTGGGAGGTCGCCTGCCACCAGTTCCAGATGTTCTCGCGGTGGGTCTCGGAATTGGCCTCCTCGTCGTTCTTGATGGGGTCGTCGATGATGAGGAGGTCCGCGCCTCGACCGGTGATCTGACCGTGGGCACCCGTGGAGATCATCCGGCCACCCATGGTGTTCGCCCACTCGTCGGCAGCCATCATGTCCCGCTTGATCAGGAGATTCAGGTACTCGGTGTGCTCCATGATGATGTCGCGCACCTGCCCACCGAACTGCCGAGCGAACATCTCACCGTAGGAGGCGAGCACGATCTGATCAGGGGGGTGGCGGGTCATCCACCAGATGGGAGTCCAGACATCGAGGAGTCTCGACTTGCCGTGGCGAGGCGGCATCGAGACCATCAGCTTCTTGATCTCCCTCTTCTCCAGCCGGACGATCTGATTGGAGAGGTAACGGAGATGCCGGGCCTCCTTCCACTGCCCGCCTGAGAGGTGGATGGCAAGGTCGGCAGGGTTGTCGACGAACCCCCTCGGTCTCCCTCTCCCTCGCGTCACTCCCTTCAGCTGGTCGATGAGCTTCTGGAACTGGGCGTCCGTGAGCTTGTCCCGAGCAGCTGGGTTCTTGATCAGCTCGCTGAGGGTAGGGAGCTTCTCCATGGGCTGATCCTACCCCCTCTGGAGGGGCTTGGGAAGTGGTCGAAAAGGTGGGAAGTGGGAAGTGGGAACCGGCTACCCTACATAAGGGGTAGTTCCCAAAATTATGTTCCCATGTCGTAGGTCGTAGAGAACGGAACGACTTACGGGGTGGGAAGTACGTTTCTGAAGAGTTCCCGTTCCCGGCCCTTCAGGCTGCCGGGAGAACGGGGGAATGGGCTTTTCCCTGGGAAAACGGCACTTTCGCTTTTGGGAAGTATGGGGCCCAACGACTTAGGGGGAAAAAGCGAAAGTCAGTCTCGTCGGGTCCGGTGGTAGAGACAGAAGCCCCGCACGGGTTGGGTAGAGCGTGCTGGGGAGAGTGGGTTCCGGTTCCGGCGCAGTTCTCCAACCCCCTCGGAACCTATATTCGTGGAGGCGAATATTGTCTTTCAGAATG